GCAGTATTCTACCAGCGGGAATGATGGACTTTGCCAAGACAGGTGAGATGGACACGAGTACGTTTGAACCAACTGATGACTCACCACTGCCTAACTTTGACAAGTACAGGGATAGAGGTCTTGAGGCTGGAAAAATGTACAGAGACGTATCTGGCGATGGCATGAATATCGCGCAGATGAGGCAGTTGTCTCAGCGTGGTCAGCCTAAGTATCAAGATTTCATGGGTGGGGGCAGTGGCTACCAAGGACTACCTTACGGCTTATTAGGAGGATAAATTATGGGTCCTACAGACTACCAAAGGCGTTCCCCTGAGTATGCGCAGTATTACTATGCTAGGGCCGCGAAAGATAATGAGCGGGCGTATGAGCAGCAGCAACGAGATGAGTTAGCTAAATGGGCCAAGACCAGCGGCTACCTCGGAAATGAGGGTCAACAGGGGTTGCCATCAGCCAACCCTGCCCTGCAAACTCAACCCGGCACAGGTGTTTACGCCGAGAATTTTGACCCACAGCGCCGGGAGATGATGCTTCGCAACAGGGCTCTGCTTATGAGTGGCAACAAGGCCTTGCAGGAGCAAGGTATGAACCAGATGGGCTCGATGCAGACTTCACGCAATACAGGCATTAATACCATCGACCTAGAACGGTGGAAGAAAGATAATATCCCTGAAAAACCAACGAACCCTTACGCTAATGTTTATACAGGCTCTGACAACCGCAAGTACGGCACGAACCTGAACACCGGCTTAATAGAAAGGTTGCCGGGTGACGGCGCACCTGTTCGTGAAGGAAGCTCAACCCAACTAAGCATAGGCGCTGATGGCGCTATCAGCTTCTTCGATGGCACGGGAAGCCCAGCCCCTATGGGTAAGCCGACAACTAATCTTGTTGAAAAAGATGCGTATGACGCTGTCAAATCCCTTGACAGGCTTGACAACTTAAATACCGGTTTTGATGAGCAGTTCCTCACCTATGAGGGGAAGATTGGTGCTTGGGGGCTAGATAAGGCTGCTAAGCTCGGAATAGGTCTGTCAGAGGAACAGGAGTCATACCTCATTAAGTACAGTGAGTTTAAAGCAGATGCTGTAGACAATATGGCTAAATACATTCAAAGTATCTCTGGTGCGGCAGTTACAGAGCAGGAAGCCAAGAGGCTCAAAAACTCATTGCCAGATATAGATGACTCAGCCCCTAAATTCAAGGCAAAAATGAGAGCCGCTCGAAGACGGGCTAAGATGGCTATTATCAGAGCCAACTACATGAAGGCTACAGGTGGGAACCCGCTAGCTGGCGAGATATCATTAAGCAGTATGGAGACTATCTATAATAAGCGCCGAGCTGCTCTTAGGGATAAGTATATTGGTATGCTTAATACCGGCGGGATGACTGATGCACAAAAACTTGAAGCGAAAGAGAGAATTAAGGCTCAAGTGAAAGAAGACCTCAAAAATGAATTTGGAGCGTAAATTATGAGCCTTACCATAAGCGACGACGAATGGGATGACGAACCTATCTCAGAGGCCAAAGCTGATGACATGCTTAATGCTGACCCGTGGAGCGGCCTACAAGTAAGTGAGCCAACCGCTGCTGAAAGTTTCGGTATGGGTGTTAAGGACGTTGGCCAAGGTGTTATGCAGGCGTATCTACGGGCGACTGATGCTGTTGATGAAAAAAGATACAGCAGGGAGAAGACCAGAGAGAGGGAGACTTATGAGGGAAGGCGTGGTGCTGATGCTGGGTTTGATTGGCCGAGAGCGGGTGGCCAGATTGCAGCAGGATTGCCTGCAACACTACTAACTAAAAAACCAACCACTTTCCTAGGAAGACTGCTAACCAGCGCTATTGAGGGCGGTGTTCTTGGTGGTGCGTTATTCACCAATGAGGGTGACAGCAAAACAAGCCAAATTCTTGTTGGTGCTGGTGCTGGTGCGCTTGCGCCTGTAGCACTCACTGGCGTGGCGGCGGCTGCACCTATGGTTAAGAGGACAATGATAGACCCTGTGTTTAAACGGGGAAGTGCGCAGAGGCAAATGCCTGATGCGTCACCTCAAACAGTAGCTAACGCGCAGGAGCAAATTTTAGGAACAGGTCAAATCGACCCAGAGGCACTAGCTCGTGCAGAGCGGTTGGATGAGATGGGTTTTCAAGGTGAGGCAGCGCCGATGCCGGGTCAGGTTAGCCGCGACCCTGCAACATGGACTGCGGAGCGAAACTTGCAGAAGGTTGATGGTGCTGGTGCGCTTATAACGCAAAGACTAAGAAACCAAGATGCGAAGTTTGGGGATATATTTGAGGAGCTTCACGCAGCAACTGGTCGCAACATTGATGATGTGGTTGATGCTGGTGAGTCCATTAATGAGGCCGTTACGGCTAGATGGAAGTCAACGCAGAGAGCTGTAGGTAGACTTTATAAGCGCGCTGACAGAGAGTTCGGTGGTGTTGATGGTGTAACCCTAAACAATTTCCGTAGCGTAGTTGATGAGCTTTCCGATGAGGATGTTGGTGGCAGATTAGCCACAGTGGTAAACAATCGACTCAAGAGGATGGGCATTATTGATGAGAATGGTGGCTCTACAGGCAAAACCCTGACAATTACAGAGGCTGAAACTCTACGTAAGTGGATATCAAGGCAGACCATTTCGGGCGCAACTCCTGCCGAGACAAGGCGCTTAACCTCGGAGATGGTTGAGTCTATGGATGATGAGGTGTTTGAACTTATAGGTGATGAGGGGTATAAGGGCGCGAGAGCGGCTGCTTCCCAGCGTTTTGATGAGTTCGGCGCTAACATTGCTAACAAGATTATCAAGGACAAAGTTGATGGTGCTGATGCAATTAGGAATATTGTCAATAAGTACCCAGCCAAGGACTTAATAGAGCTAAAAAGAACGCTCCTGAAAGCACCTAACGGGAGCCAAGCATGGAACGATTTAAGAGGCGAAGTCATCAACTCCCTTAACAGTGCTGCAAGGTCAAATAAACCTGACCACAGCAGCTTCCAAGGTGCGGCTTATAAGCGCGCGCTGGATAAGATAGGTAGGCGCAAGCTGGAGGCTTTATTTCCTAATGAGGTTGACCGATTGTACGACCTAGCCGATGCCAGTTTGGATATGACGTATCAACCACCTTACAGTTCTGTCAACAATTCCAATACCGCTTCGGCGTTAATTAACTTCTCAAAGGCTATCCCCGGCGGAGTGCCTATTGTAGGAGATGCTGTGAAAGGTTATGCTAATCAGAAGGCCGCGGAGAGAATACTAACGCCATCAATGGTTTCTCCACAGATGAGGGATAAGGCTAGTGCTGACTTCTCGCAAAGCCTACTAGACAGTGGTCTGTTTGAAGCTCTGAGAAGGGGTGGTGCATCGTTTGGCGGCTCCAATACAAATAACTAAAGGGTAACGAATAATGACACCGGCAGAGAGAGCAGCAAGACAACGTAGAGCTAACGCTGGCGGCTTATTGGATTGGGGTATGGGTGTCGGGAATGTGGCCAAGGGCGCATGGGACAACATGAACACTCTTCAGAAAGCCAGCATGGCTCCAGTGCCTATAGCCTCTGATATTGCTGGGGTACTTGGTGACATACAGATGTACAGGGAACAGCCTGATACAAGGGGTCTGCTAAATTACGGTATGACTGCTGCAAGCCTATTACCGTTTATTCCTGCTGTGGCAGGCGCTACAACGTGGCATGGCTCCCCTCATAAATGGGATAAGGTTGACTTAGATAAGGTCGGCACTGGTGAAGGCGCTCAGGCTTATGGCCATGGCTTTTACAGCGCACAAAATAAAGGTGTAGCTACTGAGTATCAAGATATGCTTTCTGGTGACACCGTTCTTGATGGTGTTTTAATAAAGGATTCTCCAGATATAAGCCGTATGGCGAAAAAATATCTGGACAGAGACAAAGGTGATGCAGCTAAGTCTGTCAGAAGCCTTGATGAACTCATAACTAAGTTCAAAGCAAAAGATAAGAAGCCTAGCTCTCTTGATGAAATGATAGTGGTCAGGGATGAGCTTGACGCGTTAACTCCTAAGCTAGGAAAATCAAAAGGCAATATCTACGAACTAGATGTTGACGACAAATCAATAGATACAATGCTTGACTGGGATAACACCATAGGTGCGCAATCTAGTAAGTTGCAGGAGTTGGCTCGCGAAGCAGGAGTTGATGCAAACAAAACGGGAGGGGAATTTTACCGTCAACTAGCGTTTGGTAACGAGCCAACAATGGCGGCAAGTCGCGGGCAAAAGGCAGCTTCAGGTCTACTTAATGATGCAGGAATTAAAGGAATAAAGTACCTTGACGGTAACAGTCGTGGAGCAAATAAAGGCACTAGCAACTACGTCAACTTTGACGCTAATGATGTCAATGTTGTATCACGCAATGGTGACCCTGTTCCTGATGAGGGGCTGTTGGGTATCAAGCCAGAAAAAGGGCCTGAATCATCCCCCGGTAACGGCTTGCTTGGACGTTCCGACGATGCTGACACTTTTGATTATCCGCCAGCAGAAAACGCAGGCAAAACTCAAATTGCAGGCACAAAGCCTACCTATGAAAAAGCAGCAAAAATACTTGATGAAAGCGCTCCAAAAGGCAAGTCTATTGATTACGGTGCTGGCCTCGGTGTTGGTGCGGGCGCAATTAAGTATGACACCTTTGAACCCTTTCCAAAAGCTGGCTTTAAACCAAACTTTACCAGCCCAGAAAAAATACCATCTGACACATACAGCAGGTTAACTAATCTAAACGTGTTAAATGTCGTTCCCAAGGAAGCGCGAGATTCTATAGTAAAAGATATCGGTCGTGTTTTGAAACCGAAGGGGCAAGCCATTATCACTACTAGAGGGGCTGACGTTATGAAAGCAAAAGGCAAGGCTGGTCCAGAGCCTACATCTATTATCACGACCATAGGTACTTACCAAAAAGGCTTCAAGAGAGGGGAGCTTGTAGAATATCTCAAAGAGACGCTTGGTAATGGTTTTGATGTTGAGCCACTTGGTCTGGGTCCCGCAGGCGCGAAAATAACTAAAAAAGGCAAATAACCATGACACCATCACAACAACGTAGAGCTAACGCTGGCGGTCTGCTTGACTGGGGTAGTGATGTAGTAGATGCCGGGGTTGACGCATGGAACGGTATGAACACTCTTCAGAAAGCCAGCATGGTTCCAGTGCCTATAGCCTCTGATGCTTTGGGGGTACTTGGTGACATACAGATGTACAATGAACAGCCTGAGACAAGGGGTCTGCTAAATTACGGTATGACTGCTTTAAGCATATTGCCGGGCATTCCCTCTGTAGCTGCTGCCGCTGGAAAAAAAATGTCGAGAGCGGAGGCCGGGGCTGCTGACGTCAATGCTGTATCACGTAATGGTGACCCTATCCCTGATGAGGGGCCGCTGGGGAGCTTGAATGTTGTGCATAATTTGAGCGAGAAGAACCTAAGTCACGCTGATGGTCTTGGCGGTCTGCCGGTTCCAAGTATGGCTGTAGTTCCAAACGACAGGCCGATGACGGGGTTTGGAGAGATATCATTAATTGGGAATAAAGAACTGGCAACGCCTTCAGCCAAAAACCCTTACTTTCGTTCAGATGCTTACAGTCCGAGATACCCTTCTACAGAAATTAATTTTAACGAGGGTCTGTTAAAAGAATTTAATACAGCAGCGAAGCCAGATATGGACGCTCTTGGGAAGTCTTACTACGCTCTGGGTCAGGGTATGAGTATAAAAGACAGCAGCGATTTCTTTTACGACCCGGTGATTCTTCATAAGTTCTTGAGAGACAAAGGTATCAAGGTTGATGTGGAGAAATACTCTGATGGCAGGGTGAACCCCTACGCAACCAGAAATATCATGCAGGACATGATCAACGCTGCGCATAAAAGTGATTTTGATAAAATGGCTGATGAATTGTTCTTATCGCTAGAGCCTGAAGGGAGAATATTCGATGGGTATACTCCGTCAGGAAATAGAAGATACAAAAAGGAAACCCTTGATAATGTAACAAAAATAATGAAGGGAAAGGTTAATGCGGAAGAGGGTCTGAACTATGGAATAGGCTCCTATCGCGCTGCGGTTACCCCGAGATTTAAGAACATGAAGGAAATGAAGAAGGCGGAGGGGTTGCTAACCAGCTCAGATGAAATGAAGGATATCAAGGAGGTGTTCCTCCGTGAGTATAACGATGTAATGGACCAGCTATCCCCATACAAAACTGATGAGTTTTCTGCGCCTCTTGATGATTTTATGGTTGACTTAGCATTGGGTAATGAGCGTATAAGTGACATACTCCCAAACTTGCCAGCGGAGAAGCTGGGGCTGCTAAATGACTTTAACGAGAGACTGCGGAATGCTCCGTCAGCTTACTTTGAGGGGAAACCTCAGCGGGCTGTAGGTATTGAGGAGTTTTCAGGTGCTCTAGTGCCATCAAACGCATCTCAAGACACCTTGGATATATTGGGGCGTAGAGGTATAAACCGCATAGAGACATACGCAGACGAGGCTGAGAGAGCAGCTAAAATGAAACTGTTCAGAGATGTTGCGTTCTCTTTAGGAGGTATAGGCTTGCTCGACTACGGAATGTATGGTGACGAGGAGGTGTTCTAATCCCTCTCCTCGTCACACAGCTTCTCGCTCTCTGTATCGCCGTATAAGACCATGCATTTCTCATAACGTGTGGTTGGGTAGGTATCGCCCATTGGGGGTTCTGGAGCGATGCTGTTTAGCGCTAACACGCAACCAAACAAGATAGCAAAGGCTAATAACTTATTCATTGTCCATTAACTCCTTAATTTCGTAGTTGGCCACGCCATCTCTGATTGCTTGGTCAAGATAGACTTGGAAGTTATCACCCATCAGCTTGTCCATTTGCGCCTGCATTGCGCTCATGTCACGCCTAAGCCTGTCAATCTGCTTTGCCTGCCTTGCGAGCTTCTCATTCAAGTAGCTAGTGTTATTCATCCCAACTCTCCACCAGCTCCTCTGCAACATCTTCCATTGAAGCCAATAGCAGGAACTTAATCTTCTGCGCTGCTTCCGAAAGTTCACCAAGAGATAAGTCTCTCGCGGATAGATATCTTAGGGTTTCATCAAGTCCTGCTGATGCAATGACCTCCTTGAAGTCATACTCACCACCAAACCCATGGTCCACAGACCCACCACCGAGCAGCTCTGCCTTGACCTTTTTGTGCGTAATGTTTTCAATTTTCATTTTATATCTCCTCCAATTTTCCTTTGTGTTCGTTAATAATCATTTGCTGTGCAAACTCATAGTTATATGACGAGAAGCCCTGCGCCTTTAATACCAATTGCATATTCTCAACGTCATTATTATCAACGCACCATTTATATGCTGGGTCATCTCTTAATTGGGTCATGCTTTGTTTAACGTTCATTTTATTTCCCTTTGGTTAGTTTTTTTTTGCGCATTGTAGCGTTGACCATCAAAGACAACTTTTATTTGATTTAAGTCGTGGTGTTTTAGCCCCTCGTATTGGCGGGCGGTCAATGCGAGCAGATGACCTTCAGTGAGTAACTCCCATAATAATTCTAAATGTTCGTCGTTCATTTTATTTCTCCGTTGATTTATTAAAATCTTTTATTGCCCAAACTTTAACCTTATGGTTTTTATCTTCTTTTCTTGCGATGAAGTCGTTTTTATCTACTACAAACCACTTACCTTTCACTTTTGCAGATTCAAAATAATAAAGACTCTCTCTTGCAACGTCCTCTGCTACTGCACACTCTAGGCATAAAGTGTCCATGATATATCTTTGGTCTGTTTTGCTAGTCATTTTATTTCTCCGTTGATTTATTAACTTACCTACATAGTAAAGCATTGTTTTAGATTGTACAACCCCTATATGCAAAAAAGACGCAACACACCCCAATTCGTGTATTGCGCCTTTCGTGATTTCCTGCTGCTTACAATTATTTAAGAGAATAAAGACACCAGCCAAGGCTCTAGTCATAATTGCTTGTGTAGCGACTCAGCAACTGCCGCCCAAAAGTATCCTTGGCTGTTTAGAATATGTCGTCGTCCAGTTCCGGTGCGGGGCCGACAGGCTGAGCTGGCGCACCTTTGGGAATGAACTTGGCTTCAGTGCCGGTGAACACAGATACGTTGCCTAATATGTTGCCGCGAACTCCCGCTGCGCGCTCGTCCTGACTGACTGATTGGGTCACCATTCCGCGATTACCGTATTGGTCCAACTCGTCGTTGATGAAGCAAGTGATGTCTAAGTATTTACCTTTCTTGCCCTGATATAACCGGGCCTTATCAATCTCGCTTACGTTGATGCTCATGCTAATTCCTATACTCATTTTGTTCTCCTATGATGTAATTGTTTATCGGTTGATAATTCGGGGCTGTTGAGTCGCATATGGATTGTTTGGCGACTCGTTACTGTACTTGCTGCCATACCGGCCGTAAGGATTGTTTATGCTGTCAGGGCTGTACTTGCTGCCATAACGTCCGTAAGGGTTGCTCGTTGAGTTTGCATCGTATTTGCTACCGCCCAACTGGCCGAGGTACTTTCCATCTTGTGACTCAAGATAAGTTTCAGCGCTCACACACATGCTGACCGTCATTGCTAATACTGCTATTGATAACTTCATTTTCATCTCCTAAAATAATAGTTCGTATGCCACTGTTGGCATAATCGGTTTTTTACGTCTTTTTGGTTCCTCATCTTCTTGCACACTGTGCCAGAAATCTTCTAGTAATACAAGCATCGCTTTACAATAATCATTGCTTTTCTTAATGCGCCAAATTGCCAGCTCAGCTTTGCTCAAGTCTGTTTCTTCTTTATCTTCAAGATACCAGACCACAAAATCACACTCATCCCTGTCAGTTATCATCATCTGGCCCTGCATTTGCGCCATATAATGTGCGGGTATTTCCTCATACATTTTGGACCAAGGGCATTTGACCTCGATTAATCTAGTGTCAAATACATAGCCGTCTGGCGTGCAGCCCACCCAGTCCATGGTTTCAGGTATAACGAACTGCTGGTCATCACCACTCTTAGTCGTTAAAACACCTTGGTCGGCCTCATACGCATCCACAGCGGTAGCCTCATGCCTGTTACCCCATTCAGTCATCTCATTGCCGGTAAATTTCGGCTCAAGACCTTTGATTGTACGAAACAGCTTCTGTCGGCTCATGTACGGATTAAGGCCCATCGCTGCGCCAAAGTTCGACGCGGTTAATCGACCCTTCCTGCGCTCATCCAGAGCCATTACTTTAAACTCGCCTTGACTTCATTCTTGAGCGTGGTGTAGTTGGCTGTTTTGACAGACTTATCAGATGATATCTCACCCCATACAGCGGCAAGCTCATCCATTGTGGCCGCCATGCTCAAGGCAGTGACATACTTGAGTTCCAACGGCTCAACTACTGCTGCTTCACGGTTGTCCTTGGTGTCAGCATCTTTAGTATCATCAATGGCAAGCAGGCCATTCAGTGCATACTTACGAGCGTAACTTGAGGTCGCCCCAGTAATCTGAGCCTCATCCATACCCTTCTTACTTAGCGGCTCACGAGCGTAAGCTGCGCCAGAGGCTGATGACCCGTCGGAAAAAGTAATGCAGGCCACAGCCTTCACGTAGAACCTGTCACCCAGCATAACCATCTCATCGGTAACACTGATTGATGCCTCAATACCAGCAAGCAAGGGCTTCACAGCCTCAAGAATATCTTCACAACTACGGTACTTGTAACCGCCGAAGCTATTTGTTTGTCCTTTCGGTGCGACGAGATTGGCCTGAATAATAGGCATTTGTTTCACAGATTGTTGAATAGTCATCTTATTTATCCTCCGCGCTGGCAGCTTGCTCATACGCATATTGGTCACCATAACCACGAAGGTAGTCATGGTTTTGGTTGGTTGGTTTTAAACCTTGGGTGCAGTGTTCGACCCCTAGATTATAGCGATAAGCGACCATCTCCTCAGAGCTGTCATGCGCTTTGCGCAGTTTAGCTTCCGCCAAGTCCCAGTCTTTTTTGTGTGAATGTGTCATTTTATTCTCCGTTGATTAATTAACTTACCGATAATGATAAAGCATTGTTTTACAGATTGCAACTAATCATCCCATAATAATTCAGTCAACCCCTTCTCAACCGCAGGATAGCTAGTCCACTGCTGCATGACCTCTATTTTCTTATCAACAATTGCGTCTGTTTCTGCGCTCATAATCCGCGTAATTGCTGTGGTGCTTGGGGCTACTATAGATAGTTGCATTACCGGCCTGCCGGATGCCTCTCTTTTTATCTCAGTAATCTTCGCGACTAGTCCATCCGTAGTGATGAAGATGTCGTCTTTTCCGAGCGTTAAGTTTAAAGCCATTTTAGTTCTCCAGTTGATTACTCAAAGCGAGTGGGAGCAATATAATTGAATGCTTTACGATTTGTCAACCTACACTTTATAATCAATATCACTTTAATCGAGGAAAGCATTATGACAACTAAAATTCAAGCAGAAGCACTACGCTCAATTGGAAACCAGCGCCAAATTGCCGAGGCGTTTGACGTAACACCTATGGCCGTATCGCTATGGCTATCTGACAAGTTCCCACCGTCGCGGGTTCTTGAGCTGTATCACCTGTGTGATAAACGCTATGACATTCAAGAACTGTTGGCGAAGTGAGTGACGCTAAGATATATAGTCAGTCTAAGCTAGAGCAGAAAATTGCGTTTGAAGGACTTAATTATAAAAGCATGAGCCTTACCGACATTGATGGATTCATGTCGCTAAGCACAGCATTCGGTATGCCAGACAGTCAGTTCATGTTTATGGAGGTCAAAGCCAACGGTAAGCCGTTTACTACATCGTCCGGGCAAACGAAGGCATTCACAGCGCTGGTGGATGCGCTATCTGACGATAACTTCGGAGTATTATTCTGCGCATGGCATCACGAGCCAAACGCAAAGATTAATATCAAAGCGGAGGAGTGTACGGTAGTGCAATACTATACCAAGGCGGGCGGCTGGAAGAGGGATTCGACAATGTCTACTATGTATGACGCTTACATGCGATTCATTGAAAAAGCTGGAAGATTATAACTGTGCAATTTGACAGTAGCTGAAATTGCTGTATATTTGTAATCATCTTGATTGGGCCTAGAACACCGATTAATTCAAGATACAAGTCTTTATAGTATGTCTGGAAATATTAATTTATTTCGTTCTAGCAGGCATATTATAGAGGCTTTTTTTTGGTCTCAATAAAGTTTTTAAGTCTCGGTATAGATTGACGGTCGGCTTAATGTAAAAACGCACAGGCGGGAACATATAGTGCAAATGCCAAGAGTGATTGGTTGGATAGCGGGTACATTGGGGCAACCCTTACCCACACTACGAAATCAAAGGTGTATGAGGCATTCTGTTGAGGCTCTAAAGCCGATACATAGTCATACCAGTTAGCGTGTTTAGACAATGCTAACCTGAACTCAATACTGTCGACATTGTATTTAGTTGAGCGCTCGTTCATACCTTCACGGGTAAGGGCGAGTGTGTCTAAACACTCACCAGTCTCCAAATGTTTTAGTAGTAAAAAACAAACAAGACAGCTACTGCTCATAAGTAGTAAGCACACACAATTACAATAGTTAATAATCAGTGGAATGAGATGGAGTGTTCATGCGGGGCAAAGACAATTTAAATGAACCCCTTTCGCCCTGACATATACTAGTAGGTACTATATGATTGCATAAGCTAGGGTCATAGTTGACAGTAATACAGAGATGCTTTACTGTGTACCTAAATTCAACGGAGAATAAAAATGATTAAACGTGAAAAGCATCATCTTCAACAATTACTTTTAAATGGCACTGTCGAGATACGATGTATCGACAAGTCAAGCGCTGTCTATCTTCGCAAGCCAGAGGGTCACCGCATCCCAGTCATCTGGTCTGGTGTATATGATGACTACACTGCAATGAGAGCTGCGCTAATACAGGCGAGGTCCAATAACTGGGACTGCTACAATACAATTAACCCAAGCCGCATACCCGCAACAAACTTAGAGCTGAGGCCTTTTGAGCGCACAACTAAGGACAGCGATATCACAGAGATATGTACGTTGTTCTTTGACTTTGACCCGGTACGCGAAACAGGCACAAGCGCAACCAACGAGCAAGTTGCTGCAACAGTAGTAAAAGCTCAGGAGCTTGCTGAGTTCCTTGACGCTGAGGGCTGGGGTGTACCAGTTGTAGGCTTTAGCGGCAACGGCTGTCACTTGATGTATCGCACTAAAATGAGCATCGAGGTTAAGCCCAAGATGAAAGGCTTCTATAAAGCGTTGGCGTTACGCTTCACAGATGATGAAGTTGACTTCGATGTTACTGTAAAGAATCCAGCGCGCATAGCTAGGACCTACGGCACAATTAATAATAAGTCAGGCTCTAAATCGTCATGCGTAAGCACAGAGGACCATACTGATGCTGCAGTGATTATTGCGACAATGGATAAGATAACACCGGCCGAAGTTAAAAGAACGTGGGTCAAGGTAGAGGGCGCCAGCGAGTCAGGTGGTTCTTACATTAAGAACTGGGATATTGTCGGCGCATTCAGTAGTCGTGGATTACTAGTTGGTGATGGTCATGAGCCGGGCAAGTATCTTGTCACATGCCCGTGGGAGCATGAACACACAAGTAAAGGCCACGGCGAGGTTGCAATCTGGCAAGGTGAATGGCCTCAATTCAATTGCTTACACAGTCATTGCTCTGATAGAGATGTCGCTGATGTGCTGGAATTGTTCGGAGACAAGAAATGACATATCAGCTACGCCCGCATCAAGAGATAGCCATTTCTAAAATACGCGATTCATTCCGAAGAGGTCACCGCACACCCCTGCTGCAAGCACCGACCGGGTTCGGCAAAACTTTAATCGCTGTCGATATTATCAAGTCAGCATTGGCTAAAGGTAAGCGCGTCATCTTCATCGTTGACCGCATACAGCTGATAGACCAAACATCTGAGGCAATGGACTATCACGGGATACCTCACGGCGTGGTACAGGGCGACCATTGGCGCGTCAATAACGAGCCGCTGCAGATAGCAAGTCTGCAAACATTTATGAAGCGCAGAAACAAGCCGGACGCTGACTTAATTATTGTCGATGAGGCTCACGGTCTTTACAAGTCTTTCGTCAAATTCATGACGGAGACATGGAACAATCTGCCGTACATTGGCCTGAGCGCTACACCGTTCACCCGTGGTCTTGGCAAGATATACGATGACCTAATTGTCGTTGAGACAACCGGGTCACTAATCGAGAAGGGTTACCTGTCAGACTTTGAAGCCTACGGCGCACCGATTGACTTGAAGGGCGTAAGAACAACGGCGGGAGATTTCAATAGTGCTGACCTAGAGAAAAAGGTCAACAAGAAAAAGTTAATCGGAGATGTTGTCAGTACGTGGCTAAGATTAGGTAGTAATCGTCAGACAGTATGCTTTGCTGTAAGCGTCGCCCACTCTGAGGCGATTGTAGATGAGTTCATGGCCAATGGCGTATCTGCTGCACATATAGACGCTCACACAAACGCTGAGGAGCGCGAGAGAATACTGAACGCTCACGCTGAGGGCGATATTAGGGTGCTGTCGAATGTAGGTATCACAACGAAGGGCTGGGATAGTCCTGACACGACATGCTTAATCTACGCAAGGCCAACCAAGTCATTAATGCTGCATATCCAGATTTTAGGCCGGGTGCTACGCAAATCATCGTGTGGCACGCCAGCATTAATACTAGACCACGGCAACAATATCGCAAGGCTGGGCTTCCCAACCGACCCGCTGCCAGAATACCTGTGCAATGGCGACGTGGAAAACAAGACACAGAAAGAGCGGGAGAAGAAAGAGAAGGATGAACCATTACCGACAGCTTGCGAATCATGCCATCACATATCAATACACTTCATCTGTCCGAAATGTGGACATAAGCCAGCAAAAATGCCAAATGTTGAAACTGTCGATGTGAAGCTGACGAAGCTGAAGCAAGTGCCACCGGGCGAGAAGGCCAGATGGTTTGGGGAGCTGCTTGGTTACGCCCGCAGTAAGGGTATGAATGATGGCTGGGCATCACATAAGTTTAACGAGAAGTTTGGTCACTTCCCCGCCAAGAAAGCTGGTATCCCTGCTGTAGCGCCATCTCCAGAGGTGCTGGGTTACATCAAGCATCTAAATATTAAATGGTCTAAAAGAAAATCACGATAATGCTTGTATGTTATAAAACATTGCTTTACTATGTACCCATACATTAAATAAACCAACGGAGAACGACATGGGTCAAGTAGTTATCGAAAAACAAATAGAGCTTCCAATAGATGGGTCGCAGTCTGAATTAGTTAGGTGCACCATTGACCTAATAAAAGACATAAAACGCGAGGGCCTGTACCGTACAACAACAACACAATATTATTCTGACGGCACCCAGCGCTCATGGTCTGAACAGTACGGAAAAAAATGGCAGCATGATATTAAAAAGCAGTTCGGTATTAAATAACCTAACGGCCCCTTCGGGGGCCAATTCAACGGAGAATAAAATGAACATTACAGAAAATTTGCTAAAAAGAATCAACCACAGACTGACTGAAACTAAAGCGCCGTGTAAGTTGTACGCAACAGAGTCAGCGGCAAACAAGGCAGGCTTAAAAGTAGCAACTAAAGCGGCTAACCACTTCGCTCCAAACGGCGAGCAAGATACAAAACCCGCTAACTACTTAGTTCTGTTCATTCCAGCTATAGGCAAATGGACTGCTTGCGTTGATATGAATCAGTTATTGTCGAGGCCAAACCGTCAGGGCGGCTACGTTGGTATTTGCGGCGACTTTTACACTTACTAATTATAACGGCCCCTCCGGGGGCCATTTTCAACGGAGAATAAAATGAGCAGCAACATGGGAAAGATGACTAACACTGGAAGATGGTCTGGACCGCGCAGTGAAAGCGAGAGTGCTGGGATAGTGGAGCGCAGCATTTGCCCGGCTTGCAACAAAAACCACAAAGGCAAACCAAGTGCTAAGTGCAGCAGAATTAAGCAGCAAATGCGTCTACGGGGAGAGTTATGAAAACATTTATCTTGCGCAGCGGTCCAAATCTAGACAGCGTCAAGCGCGGCATTTACAATGAGCTGAAGAGTCTTAATCTAGACAAGCCCAAAAAAGTGACGATATCTGAGTATAAAGAAAGCAAAACATTGGAGCAGCGTTCTGCATTTCACATGCTGTGCAGATTCTTCGGTGACGAGCTGGGCTACACTGAGAATGAGATGAAGCAAGCTATCGTCGCAGAAGTGTACGGCTCAAAGCAAGTGCTGGGACATGCAGTTCATCAATCAACTGAGAAGCTAAAGCGTGACGACTACTCAGCTCTGATAGAGCAAGTGTATGTGATTGCTGGCGGCATGGGTGTTCAGCTACCATCAATTGGGAGACAGTATGAGTAACGCAGCAGGGAAACGTCACATGGGCAAGGTGGCAGCGCTGGGGTGCTTGGTCTGCGATAGTCCAGCCAACGTGCATCACATTCGCACAGAGCGTATCAAGAGTGACTTTCTAGTGGTCCCATTATGCAGAGAGCATCATCAGGGCGACTTCAGCATTCATAACAGCAAGGAACAGTTCACAAATATTTACGGAAGTGAACTTCATTTATTAGCGGAAACATTGGAGCGATTAGCATGAAACATTACAAAACTGATATCGGTAGCCACACGATGGCCGACTTGATGGCACTGACTGGCAAGAGTCGCTCAACTGTAAACTCAATGATACGCTCTGGCGGCTCGTTCAAGCCCGGTGCGCAGGCTAGACCAGAAAAATTTATCGAGTTTGAAGGTCGAAAGATGACAGCAAAGCAATGGCTCAAGACGGTCAAGAATCCACCGCTACAGTCAGAGTTCATGCAGCGGCTCAGGAACGGTTGGACGGTAGACAGGGCGCTCACTCCAGTCGTCAAGTCCAAGCGCATACGGCCTGACACTGAGAAGCTGCCGAGAAAACTACAAAAAATTACAGACCAAGTTGAAGAAATATTTGGCCACAATCCGAAGCTGCTGCACGCCGCAAGGTTACACGCCCAAGGATTATCTAATGAGGATATACAGCGCCGTATAGCTCAGCTATAATGGAGGCTCCAAGAATATCAGCGGCTAGAATTATGGCATTGCCACGTGATAAGTGGATGGATAACATGCTTAACACTGTAGAGCCTCACCTTCAGGCTATGGTCAGGCTGCACATTAACAATGCATTATGGAGAAAGAAATGGGCAGGGTAAACAGAAGGGCGGCGCGGGTAGATGACAATCAGAAGGCCATCGTTGATGAGCTACGCTCTTATCCGGGCATCAAGGTTACGCTGGGAATGGATGACATTTTGGTGGGCTACAAGGGCAAAACATACTGGTACGAGGTCAAAAATCCTAACGCAATCAGTAAGCGCACAGGTGAGCTACTTTGTAGTAAGGTGAAGGTAGGCCAGAAGGCGCTGGCAAAAGAGTGGACCGGTCACTATAAGCTGGTGACGACAGCCGAAGAAATATTATCAGAATTATGGGGTGAGATATGAGTGAAGCAAAATGGCCTAAAACCGATGAACGAATTACCAACATTGGCTCGAATGGGAATGATGGACTACACTACGGACAGGTAGACACCGAAAACTTTGCGATACCTAACGATAGCAGTGTGAAACAGGTAGGTGGTAGCCACTACAAGAAGCACAGCATACAGCCGTGGGATATCATTGATGAATACGGGTTGGGATTTTATGAAGGCAATGTATTGAAGTATCTGCTGCGGGATAAGGGCAATAAGCGCGAGGACTTGGAGAAAGCGGTTCATTACTTGGAGAAAATGCTGGAGGATTTGGAATGATGCAGGACACGGTGCATGATATTAAGCAATGGCATTATGACCGTAATCTTATAAATGGTTCAACGGACAAGGACCAGTTCCTTAAACTTGTACAAGAGTGCGGTGAGTTATCAGATAACATCTGCAAAGGTAACAAGTTTGATATCGCAGACGACATTGGAGATATCATCGTGGTGCTGATTAACATTGCAGAGCGCAACGGCTTATCATTAGAACATTGCTTAGATGTTGCATATAATGACATCAAAGACCGCAAGGGCATGATGATTGATGGGATTTTCGTTAAGGAAGTAGATATGGGAAAGATAAGTTATGAGACACGATAAGGGGGACTACTTTACAGAAGAGGAGATGGTTATTCTGCTGGCTGCGGCTATGACAGTTAAAACTGGCTTGGACTGTTCAAATGACGCTGCGTTAGAATCAGCAGTGAGAAAACTATGCGACATTCTTGGTGCAGATTTTGATATTATGGTTGAGACTCAGGAATTTATAGAGGATGAGGGGTGGGATGATGATGGATGGGACGGAAAACTTGATTCATAGAGATAAGCCGGTTAGAAATTCACGGGCTAAAAAACACAGAAGCAAGAAGAAATAATTAACGGAGATAATAATGGAACTGACGCAAGAACGACTGAAAGAGCTGTTTGAGTATCATCCAAGCACAGGATTATTTGTTAGGTTAAAAACGGCTGGCAACGCGAAAGTTGGAGACATAGCTGGCTGCGTATCATCGCATGGTTATATTTCAATCAAGGTTGATGGCACTAATCATTACGGGCATCGACTGGCTTTCTTGTATATGACAGGGAGGTTTCCATCGGAGCAGGCCGACCACATTAATCATGATACTTCTGACAATCGATGGGCCAATCTTAGAGCTGT